ACACCGCAGCGTTCTATTGAAGAGGCGAAGGAAATAGGCAGGAAAGGGGGATTGGCGGCATCAGCGGCTAGAGCCAAGAAGAAAGAAGCTCAAACCTTCACTGATGCTTTTCTTCATGGGGATGCTTCCGATTGGTCACCTGACGAGGTCAGGGCATACTGTCAAAAACATAATCTTATATGCACACTTGAGAATGCGATGAATGCCAGAATAGCATTGAAGGCCCTCAAAGATGGAGATGTCATGGCCTATACGGCTTCGATGAACCGGATGTGCGGCCTCCCTACCCAGAAGGTCGACATGGATGCGACCATTACGGAGATAAAGGTCAAGGTAGTCAAGAAATGACCGAAGCGGAGATCGAGATCAACGAGGCATTCGAGGAGTTCCTATCTTCAACAGTCACGGAGAATGTGGCTTACGGTGGTTCCGGTTCAGGCAAGACCACGGCATTCTTGCAGATAATGATCTTGAAAGGACTTCAAGACAGGCCCAAATCGTTCTCTCTCTTCGTCCAGCAGGATGTCGCAGGAGTACGTAGCGATCTATACGAACCTGTAAAGGACATCTTGGATGGTCTCGGGGTCAAGTATATGGCGAAGGATTCCTCGCCTTTTGAAATCATATTACCGAATAAGCATCGTCTTATCTTCATATCCGCAGCGACATCGGCAGGAGCAGATGCAGTCGAGCGCATGAAGAAGTACTCCAATGCTACACGTGTCATGGTCAACGAAGCAACAGGATTGGAAGAGGCAACGTACATCATGCTCTTGAATCGTGCGGGGCGTTCGATAGGGAACAATTGCCAGGCATATATTACATTCAACCCCATATCAGACACTTCTTGGATAGCACCAAGATGGGTCGTTCCATATCTTGAAGGCAAGACGATCCCGGACACGATAGTCAAGCATTCCACATTCGAGGACAACGCGTTTCTGAATCCTGCCTGGGTCGAACGTTTGAGGCAGGAAGCGGAGAACAACCCCAACTATGCACGTGTCTATCTCAGGGGAGAGCTTGGACATGCGGAAGGCCTTGTCTTCGAAGAGGGCAGGCATTGGATGATATGCACAGACGAGGAATGGAGGAAGAACGTTCAATCCAAGCCATTGGCCATCGGGCTGGATCACGGGAGACACAGGATACCGGCAGTCGGGATATTCACAGACACGCTCCAATCCAAGATATACGCGAGAGCGTTGTTCTATTTATCTGATGAATCGGTCAAGGGCATATTGGATGAAAACGATCTAACCCACAACATAACCACGCCCAAGATAATATCAAAGTTCCGCGAAGTATACGACAGGAACGGCTGGGAGCACAAGAGCATCGTTATTTACGGAGATAGTGCGAACCCGGAGAAGAACGAGGAGATAAACGCGGAGTTCTGCTGCGTCAACGCTTACAAGCCAATCGAGTACGGCATAGACCGCATGATGTCGAAAGCACCCATAATGATACATGAGGACAGCAAGCTCTTGATCGCGCAGCTGCGCATGTATTCATGGGAAGAACGTACCGATGGTAAACGTATCCCTGTTAAGTCGTTCGAGGACTTCATTGACGCATTGAGGTATGGAGTGGTACGTCCGCCTGCCTCGAACGCCAAGACCGTTAGAGTGCGCCTTAAGGCCGATTACAGGCAATCTAGGATAAAACATATTTAAAGCAATAAGGATATGACCATACCATGAGCATCTTCTCTCGTTTGACCAAAAAGCAGAACTTCGAGGCACCGGCTTCGGGCTTGAAGTCAGTGTCAATACGGGCCGATACTTCAAAGCAGAGGTCGGATTTTAAAGAAGTGCGCGACACCATCAACGCTCATGTCGATTGGGAGAATATGTATGCAACGACTATCGCAGGAACGCTGGTCGATGCACAGACCAATGATATCTTCGCGCAGGGGTATTCGCTGCAAGGTGATGATGATGAAGCAATTTCTAACGTCAGAGACTATCTAGACAGTGTAGATTTCGAGAAAACTCTTAAGACGTGTGTGAACGAGGCACGTAAACATGCATTTGGAATTGCAGAGATAGGCAAGACAGACAAGGGGAAATACAAACCAGTTGCCCTATCTTCTTTGAATATCATTCCTAGATATGACGAAAAAGGATGGATCGATAGATTCGACCAAGTCAATATAAATGATAAAAAGACTGTTCTAACCACTCTTAAGATCAAGGAATGCATGTGTATTTCTCTTACTCCTGTCGCTGGAGATATAGGTTTATCGCAGATGGCGAGATGTTACGAAGCGGTCATGCGCCACGAGAACATCTGTCAGGCATCTGCCGACATGATATGGTCTCATGGTTATCCGGCATACGATGTGGAGTTCAACCCGCCCGACGGTGTTACTCCGGCTAATATACCGAGAGGTGTCGAAGGAGTCACCGCAGATCTCGCGCCCGGTTCAGAATTGACAACAGGTATGGGCACGGTCATTAAAGAATTGAACACAGGCGGATTACCGCAGATTCAGAATTACGGTGATTGGGCATTGCAGGAGGTTGCTGTTCATTTCAACGTTCCCAGGTCTATGGTTGGACTGATAGACAACAGCGAAGCGACTGCAAGGATAACCTCTAAGATGTATTACAACAGAATCGCATCTGAACAGACGTTCATCGCACGTGAAGTGCAACATACTTATCTTGAGAATTATGTACTTTCTTCATTGGGAATCAAACCAGGAGATGTCAAATTCAGGTTCAACGATCCCGATCCAACATCTATGATGGAGAAGTCCAATTATGTTAAGAATCTAATGTCATTGGATATAACCGACCCTTACGCTATTTTTGACAAGTCGGAACTAGCGGAGATGCTGGGCAAGCATCCTAAAAAGGGCGAGTATGACGAAGACCCCGAAGAGATAATGAACAATCTCATTAAGCATCTCAAAGATGCGGGAGTAGGTCAATGACGCGTTATCCTGTCAACAATCGCGACCCATCGGGCATGAGACCCACGGAGGAAGCGAGTGCGAAGGAGATTCGCAAACTCTATACTCAATTGGCTGCGGAATTGGCAACCGAATCACTGAACGCGAACACGGCACAAGACCTCACTAAGTCCACGTCCGAGATAGAGAAGAAGATGATAACATCCATGTTCAACATCGTGTCCAAGTCGGAAGCTAGAGCTATAAGGTCAACGCAGAGCACTCTCGACGCGCTCGATCTCAAGATAACATTAGGGCCGACAGGATTGCCCAAAGAGCAGTTGGACTTATTGAAAATGACAGTCATGTCGGAAGTGCAATCACTAACGGCAGATACCCGTAAAGTAGTGGCGCAGGCCTTATCTGACGGAATGAATCAGGGGCTCGGTGCTAAAGAAATGGCCAAGAGCATCTTGGATTCAACCGACGGCAACAAATCAAGGGCAGAGATGATAGCGCGCACCACGGTGATGAAGACCTTCACGCAGACAGCTAAAGATAGATACGTCAAGGCAGGTGCGGTAGGGTTCTATTCGATTCCCGCACAAGATGATAGGCTTTGCGAGAAATGCAGGGCCTATGCACTGAACGGGAACAAGTTGAGATTCCATGAGGATATCGACCTACCGTTACATCCTAATTGCAGATGCGCAATCGCACCTGCGACAAGCAGGGAGGATAAATATACATTATGACAACAAAAGCATATTTCAACATCGAGATAAAGTCCTCATTCGAGGGTACGCCCGACGGGGGACTCATGGTACATGATGTTCCTCTCATGGCAGAGGGTGTATGGACCAGCATGCAGGGCATCGTGACCAACTTCACGTCAGAAGTCCTACAAAGATGTGCTACCATCTGGAAAGATACGGGCATCTGGCTTAGACATCCTGGAGGGGCACCCAGGGACGCGCACGACAAGGTCGGTGCGGTCAAGAACCCCCATTACGATCCTTCCTTAAGAGCAGTCGTAGGAGACCTCTATCTTCATCAAAGAACAGAGAACTCGCGGTCTGCCGGTCAATTGGTACAATTGACAAAACAAGACGGAGGGATAAAGGATGTGTCAGCCGAGACCATGCTAACGCTTGGAAAGGACGGTATTGTGGAAAGTATCGTCTTTACAGGATTGGCATTGGTCGAAGATGGCGCATGCGAGACATGCAGGATTCCCGCCTATTCGGCGGGGGGAGAAGAAGATATGACAGATGAAATGAAAA